AGATACTAGAAAAAGAGAAGTTGATGAATTAGTAGAGCATAAAGAAAGATTTAATTGGGAAATACTAAGAATGCAACTAAGAAATGATGGTATTCGTAATTCAACATTAATGGCACTCATGCCAGCAGAAACATCTGCTCAAATTTCTAATGCTACTAACGGTATTGAACCACCTCGTTCTTTTGTATCAGTAAAACAATCAAAAGATGGAGTGTTAAAACAAGTAGTTCCAGGTATTCATAAACTCAAAAAGAAATATGATTTACTATGGGATCAAAAATCTCCAGAAGGATACCTTAAAATATGTGCTATCTTACAAAAATATATTGATCAAGGTATTTCAGTAAATACCTCATATAACCCACAACATTTTGAAGATGAAAAAATTCCAATGAGTGTTATGTTACAGCATTTGTTAATGTTTTATAAGTATGGAGGAAAACAGCTATACTATTTCAATACCTTTGATGGACAAGGAGAAATAGATATCAATAAACTAAATGAAGAACTTCCTCTTGAAGATTTAGATGATGAAGCAGCTTGTGAAAGTTGTGTAATTTAGGAGATATTATGAAAAAATTACTTATGGTAGGGTTATTAATATCATCTCCTGCATTAGCAGAAGATGCTGTTATTAATGACCATTATAAAACAATTATAGAACAAAAACCTTATACTGTTGAAATATGCAAAGATGTAGTAGTATCAGGAGATAAAACTAAAGATACCCTAATGGGTGCAATTATTGGCGGAGCAATTGGTAATAACGTTACTAAAAATGTAGACAATGGCGGAGCTGTTGGTGCATTGCTTGGTGGTATTATTGCTAATCAAAATAGCGATGCAAAAGACAGTATTCAAAAACAATGTCAATTAGAAACTAGATACCAAGAAGAAACTAAAGAAGTATATAGTCACAGCACTGTTACTTTTTGGTCAAATGGAAAAAAATATAACTTAAGATTTAATAGGTAAGAGGATGTCAGTTTTAAACACAAAGAAAAATGATCACACAAAAGCACAAATGTTTTTTGATGAAGAAGAACTAGGTATGCAAAGATATGATACTCTCAAGTATCGCGCATTTGATAAACTAACCGATAAACAGCTTGGTTTTTTCTGGAGACCAGAAGAAGTAGATATATTACGTGATGCGGCAGATTTTAAAAATCTATCAGAACACGAACAGCATATTTTTACAGCTAATCTAAAAAGACAAATTGTTTTAGACTCTGTACAAGGTAGATCTCCTAATCTTGCGTTTCTTCCTGTAGTTACAATACCAGAATTAGAAACTTGGATTGAAACCTGGTCTTTTTCAGAAACTATACATAGCCGTTCTTATACACATATTATTCGTAATGTATATCCAAACCCATCAAAAGTGTTTGATGAACTGATGGATATTCAAGAAATAGTAGACTGTGCTTCTTCAATTTCAAAACACTATGATGATTTGCTTGAGATGACACAGTGGTACAAAATACTAGGAACAGGAGTACATAAAGTACAAACTCTTGGAAAGACTAACTATGTTGATGGTAAACCGATCTCTGTAGAGTCAAAATATACAGTAAAAGATATTAGTTTAAAAGAATTAAAAAGAAAATTATATTTATGTATGGCTAGTGTAAATATTCTTGAAGGTGTTCGTTTTTACGTTTCATTCGCGTGTTCTTGGGCATTTGCAGAACTAAAAAAGATGGAAGGCAATGCTAAAATTATTAAACTGATTGCCCGTGATGAAAATGTACATCTTGGTTCGACTCAACAAATTCTTAAGCTGTTGCCACAAGATGATCCAGATTTTGCTAAAATTGCAAAAGAGTGTGAAGAAGAAATTGTGCAAATGTTTGTAGAAGCTATTGAACAAGAAAAAGAATGGGCAGATTATCTATTTAAAGACGGCTCTATGATCGGTCTTAATGCCCAACTGCTTAAAGACTATATTGAATGGATCGGTAATAAACGTATGATAGCGATCGGATTAACTTCTCCTTACAATGTTCCAAGAGCAAATCCTCTACCGTGGACACAAAAATGGATTTCAGGAGCAGAAGTACAGGTAGCACCACAGGAAACTGAAATCTCTAGTTATGTTATCGGCGGCACTAAACAAGATATTAATCAAAACACTTTTAAAGGATTTTCACTATGAAAGCTATAATTTATTCAACACCTGTATGTGGATATTGTCAGATGGCAAAAACACTTATGCAAAAACATAATATTGAATATGAAGAATTTACAGTTGGAAAAGATATTACTAAAGAAGAGCTAGTAGAAAAGCTTGGGAAGGAAATAAGATCAGTCCCTCAGATTTTAGTTGACAATAATTATGTAGGAGGTTATACTGAATTATCAAAACTATTGGGGTAATTTAGTATGGCAAGTAAAAGTAAAATAAAGGGTGGAGCGTATGAATCAAAAATACGAGACATCTTAACAAAAGAACTTAAAATAGAATTTAAACGTATGCCACTCAGTGGGTCAATCGAGTATCTAAAGGGAGACCTTTGGACACCTTTTGATACTGCTGCGTGGCCTTACTGTATAGAGTGTAAACACTATGCAGAAGTAAATTGGAATAATCTTTTAACAGCTAAATCAACTGAGATATATCAATTTTGGAAACAGACTGTTAGAGAAGCAGAGGTGATGAAAAAGAAACCTCTACTAATCTATCGTTGGAATCGCTCTAAAGATTTTATTTGTTGGGATGATGATTTAGAAATAGATCACTATGTTTATGTTAATGCTTTTGAACATAAGTTTAAGATGGGACTACTTTCTGATTGGTTAGATCAGTACAAAAAGTTAAATAAGATTTGACCAGTGCCTATCTTTGTGCTATTATTACTTATAACATAAAGATGGAGAGTTCACATGAACGATGTAAAAGGTTGGAATGATCTTGCAGAGATGCAGGAAGATTATAGTAATGGAAATAATTTACTATTAGTAGACGGTAACAATCTAGCTTATCGCTGGATTCAAAGACGTAATTATGATAGTTTTAGTGATGACTATATCAAAACTATTGAAAGTTTAGGTAAAAGCTATTCAGCTGGTCGTATTATTGTATGTTTTGATTTTGGAAAAAGCTACTTTCGCTCAGATATGAGTGATGAGTATAAATCAACACGTAAAAAACCAAAAGAACCAGAAGAAATCGCAAAGTATCAGGCATTCTTTGATTGCTTAAATATGACATATGAAAATTTGCCTTTTGATAAGATGAAATATAGAGGTATTGAGGCTGACGACCTTATTACATATTTTGTTGAGAGTTGTAAACAAGACTATGATCACACTTGGATTATCTCATCAGATAGAGATTTGTATCAACTATTAGATAGCAATGTTTCCATCTTTAATATGTTTTCTCGCAAAGAGATTGATCTAGACTACTTAGATGAAACTTTTGATATTAGTCCAGAACTATATCTATTTTCTCGATATATCGAGGGTGATAAATCTGACGCCATTTTTGGAGTAGAAGGAATTGGTCCAAAGCGCGCTCAAGCTCTTGCAAAAGAATATGAAACACTAGATAATCTTATTGCTGCGCTACCTCTAAAAGGTCGTTCTAAATATATTCATAATCTAAACGATAGTGAAGAACTCTTAAAAAAGAATGAACGTATGATTAATCTAAAACGGTATAACAAAGATGCTGTTCTTGCAGGAAAAGACGGCGAAGAAGTATGGAAGGAACTACAAAACCATGTCAACAGTTGATATTAAAATCGAAACCACTGAACTAGCAGAGTTCTTAATCGACAGCCCGACTCACCCTAATATTAAAGAGTGGAAACTGTTTCAAAACTATCCACATGATGCGGGATTTGATCTTCGTGCCTGTATTAAAGACGGATTATCTCTTAGACCAGGAGGATATCATTTATTCGGTACAGGAATGAAAGTAAAGCTTCCTATTGGATGGGAACTTCAAGTTCGTCCTCGTAGCGGTCTTGCACTAAAACACGGAATTACAGTATTAAACACGCCAGGAACTGTTGACTACTCTTATCGAAGTGAAATCGGTGTTATTTTGTATAATGCAGGCAAAGAAGCATTTAATATTTTTCCAGGCGACAGAATCGCACAAGCTTGCATTCGTGCTGTTCCAGAAGTTAAAATTGAGTATGGAAAAATTGAAGAAACAATTGAATCTGAAATGAAAGAAACAGGAACTGATCTTAAATCCGAAATGGCTGCAAAACTAGCACAAAAACGAGGAGGATTTGGATCCTCTGGAGTTTAAAAAAAAGAGGGCTAAGCCCTCTTTTTTTATACTTGAGTTCCGCCTACTCCACTTTCATGAATGTTAGCAACATCTCCAACTAAAGCGGAGTTAGTATCTGAAGAAAATGGAAATTTTTCAATCTCTGTACTATATGATGGAGTCTGTCCTGAAGAAACATAACCAAATGTAGTAGAAGAATGTCCTGCATGACCAAACCTTGTGCCTACTAAACTGCCTACAGTAGCAGCATTAGTGTCAGAAGCAAAAGGGAATTTATCAATTCTATTTGTTGGCGAACTACCTCCTGCTGTATATCCGTGTGTGTCAGAAGACTGTCCTGTCATATTATATCGTGCAGCTGTTAAATTTCCAACAGATGTAGCGTTTCCATCAGAAGCAAATGAGTATTTTTGAATATATAAAGACGGTGAAGGAAATCCTCCAGAAGAGTATCCATGTGTAGAAGAATTTTGACCTGCTGCAATTCTCACCGAATTTACTAAACTTGCTATATTAGTAGCGGGAGAGTTAGCACTAAAGGGAAATTTATCAATAACTGTTGTGCCTGTTGGAGAATCAGGAGTACCAGTATTTCCCCCGGTATTATAACCGTTTGACTCAGAAGAAGACCCTGCTCCGCCTCTTCTTACAGTGGATAAATCTCCAACATCTGTTGAATTAGTATCAGAAGAAAAAGGAAAATTGTCGATTATATTATAATATGTTGCTCCTTCAGAACCTCCTGAAGTATATCCATGTGTAGAAGAAGACTGTCCAGTAACAAAAATTCTCTGCACTGATAAGTTTCCAACAAGTGAACCATCAGTATCAGATGTAAAAGGAAATTTATCAGTGGTTAAGTCGCCTGATGAGTAACCAGCTACACTTCCTTGATAGTGAGGTGGCGGTGGCGGAGGATGATAAGCACTAGGCCACCCTGTTACAAACCCAATAGTTGTATTACTAACAGAAGAACTAACATTAGCAGTACCAAATACAACATTTGATCCTGCGGTAACATTTTCTACTTTCAAAGATCTAAGGTTAAATTTACGTAGTGTCATACTTGTGTACCTGAAGTTCTTGAAACTGCTACGGTTAGTCCTTGTGTTCTTGGACTATGAGTTGTATCGCTAGAATAGTTGAAATAATATAAATTAGCTCCTGTTCCGTTATTTGGAGCAGGCATATGATACCCTCTTTCTGTAGAAGAAATTCCAGTCCCATTATCACCTGCAACTGCAAGCTCCATTATATCTGTTGAATTTGCGTCAGAAGTAAAAGGAAATTTATCTACAACATCAGTAGATGATCCTGATCCTGTAAACCCAGATAGAGAATATCCATTGGTAGGGCTAGATATTCCTGCAGCGCTAGTTTTTCCGATAGTCATATCTGCTATATAACTAATCGGCGTATCTGTAGAAAAGGGAAATTTATCTATACGAGTAGATTCTCCTGGATTTAGTTCACCTCCTGAGCTATATCCATGAGTAGTGCTAGCATGACCAGCAGGCGACATTTTACCTTCAGTTAGGTTACCAATTCCAGTAGCGTTTGTGTCAGAAGAAAAAGGATATTTATCTATATTAGTATATCTTATTGTAGGACTAGGTACTCCTGTAGAGTTTTGACCACCCATAGCATAACCATCTGTAGGGCTAAAAGTCCCACCAGTATAAGATCTAGTTACAGCTAAATCTCCTACATCAGTAGAATCAGTATCAGAGGAAAAAGGATATTTTTCTATAATATTTGAAGAAGCTGTAGTGGGATATAAATAACCTCCTGCAGTATAACCATGGGTTTTACTAGCTGTACTAGAAGTACCGTGCCTTCCTTGGGTTAAATTACCTACATCTGTTATTCCTAAATCAGATGAGAGTGGGAATTTTTGAATGGTGTCACTAGTTGGTCCTACTCCCATGCCCCATATTTGCTCATGAGGAGTAGTACCTGATGTTTGTGCGCCTCCTGCAATATATCCATAACCATCTCCTTGAAAAGTCCTCTCTATAAAAGGACCATAAGATGTGGCACGCCCTGCTGGAGGATATAATACAGCACTATTAGTATCTCCAGAAACATAGGTTCTTAATTGAACACTATTAGTCTTAACTCCTAAAGAATTGTTAGCCCAAGCACCAGACCACGTAACATTACCTGCACGGGTTACTCCCTGCTTTGCTGTGAACATATCGTAATGAACATTAGCTAAAGGCATATTACCTCACTTTTTTGCGAATAGGTGCATTAGCAATTCCATGGGAAAAACCGGAGCTTTTCTTAAGAGTTCTAATTTTAACTTTCTGTTTCTTTTTCTTTTTTAAGCCATAGTTAGACTTAAAAGCATCTACATTTGTAATATCCATTGTCTTCTCCAAAAAAATATAGAGGAATTGTCGTAGAGACAGTTCCTCTATTTAAAAGGTTTACAACATTCAAAAGTTTATTTTGAATATTTAACAACTTTTGGATTATATATAGAACCTGTAGCTGAGGAAAATTCTCCCACGTTTTTTATATTTTCTATCTGGGATTTTCTTTCATAATACTTATTGGCTTCATCATATTTCATAGCTTCTTCGGTCTGTTTATTAATTTCATTCTGACCAATAAATCTATAAACTCTATCGCCAATAGTCTTAATCTCGCCATTACCCTGAAGTTCTTTTGAACGGGCTAAGCGTTTCTCAAAAGATTCTCTTTTAGGTCCAGCGTATTTTTCAGCCATTTTACTTCATGTCCTTTACCATGTTAGGAAATTTACCTTTACCATTTCCACCCATGTTACGCCCAGTTTTGTTAACTCTACCACCTTTAGGACCTTGAGATAGTCCGTACTGTGGTTCCATAGCTGATACTCTGTCTTTAACAGGAGCACTCATGCCAGAACTTCCAAAAGGTGCTTTTTTCAATTTTTCATTTGAATTAATACCGCTCTTATTTGTTCCTCCACCTGGAGTTTTTTTATAAGAGTCAAAATAATCTCTAGTTTGTCCACTGACGGACTTCATTCTTGCAGCCATTTTTATCTCCTTTTTCTATTATAGAATTGTTTTCTATTAATTGCTTGATTCTTAAATGGTGTATAGTAGGCGCACCATTCTTCATCAGTTAATCCTGAACCAGAAGGTCTTCCTCTATGAGGCCTCGTAACCATTCTTCCCGCAGGTGTGTAAAAAGTACACAAAGAAGGTCGATCAAATGCTCTAACATCTGATCCAACTCTTTCCCAAGCTTTGGTTCCGTTTGTTACCTTTCTTCTTATTCTCATATTAATATTATGTATTATTTTGTAGCAGCTGACAAATATTTAATTTAAAATTATTATGACTTGCCCTTAGCTTGTAAACTTTGAAGTTTATCTGAAAGACTAGGTTTTCCTTTTTCTGTTGTTTTTATCTTTTTAGCAGACTCTTCAGAATATAAGTAGGAGTTTTTTGCTTTGAATAAAAATATATCAGATTTAATTCTATTTACTTTATCTTCTAAATCTCCATAAGGTTCTGGTAAATCATGTAGTTCTCTCATCTGAATTACTCGTAGTCTTAACGTATCTATCATCCACTTAATCCTTTAAGAATATAAACAAAAAATCCTAAAAGACTTAAACCAATAGTACAAGCTAATCCGATACACACCCACTCAATAAATTTTTGTCTTTTTTGTGATTGTTTATATATAGTCTCTTGACGTTCTTTTCTAATTTGTCCTTCCATACGAATAAGTTCATCCCAAGCTTTTTGTCCCATTGTCCATGAAATATATTGCTTAAGCTCTTCTCTCATCTGTTCTGCTTTTTTCTTTGCAGCAAATGTGGCCATCGCTTCTTCTTCGACAGAACCTTTGAACATAAGTTTTTTGAAAAGTGGAGGATTCTTAGCTTGACGCTCTGCTTCAGATAAATCAGACATAGCAGACATCCAACGACCTAAATCTCCAGCCATCTGTTCTATATCTCTTCCTACTTCAAATCCTTTTTTAATAACATTAAATGCTGCACTTGCTGTTGCTAATGCACTAACCGGATCCATCCTATCTTTCTCCCTAATTAGCTAAAGGATTGTCTAAGGCTCTTTGTAATTTCTTATTAAGACGATCTTCTAAATCTTTTAGTTCACGTTCTACTTTTGCCTCTAAGTCATCCATACGGCTTTGATTTGATGATTGTAGTCTATTCGCTTTTTCGTCATAATCAACTTGCAGTCTATCACGTTTATTCTCAAAGCGCTCTTCGGCATTTTGCACGATTGAGCGAACTTCGCCTTCAATTTTTCTTACTTCATCCTCTACACGATCAGCAGTTTTTTCAATAGCAAGAATATCATCTCGTAAATCGCCTTTAATATCTCTTGTATAGTCAACAGCTTCATCAAGTTTAGTCTCTATCACTTCCATGCGCTGTTCAAACGCACCAATATCGAGACCAGCTACTTCTTCTACCTTTTGATACATTAGAAATCCACCATAAAGCGCACCAAGAACTGAACCAAGCACAGCAACAAGTGCTGATACACTCATAAAGGTTACTTTAATACCAAGAATTCGGAACTCTTTATTCTTAAGGTTCTCAATACCTTCTTCCATATTTTCAAGTTCTTGTCCTAAGTCTTTTGCCATACCGGTCTCCATTCCCAATCAGGTACTTGACTCCAAAAATGAGCAGGTGATACAAAAGTAGTTTCCCAAAGAGCTATTTCTACTCTATACTCAAAATACAAAAAAGTAATATATCCAAAAGCAAGAGCCACAAAAATACCTAATCCTAACATTATTTTTTTATAATTATCTGTGTAGAAATGATCTTGATTCCAATCACTCATTAACATCCTCCATCTGTGTGGTATTTACGAACTTTACCCCAACAAGGGTCAACATGTCTAATACTGCCTCCAGGCACTTTCCATCCGGGATTTTGTTCTAAAAACTCTCTTGTTGCTTCAAGTTGAGGAATGTATAATCCATATATTTTAGTATTTGTTAAGCAGTCAGCTGCTTCATTAAAAGGAAAATCTATGAATCGTTCTTCTACAGGTAAATTTCTATCATACCCAAAAGCATCTAAACAATCTTTTGCTACTTGATTTACATTATTATCTAAAATTATATCCATTATTATTTACCTTCTTCTGACAAAGCTCTAAGCCTTGCCAACTCTTGTTCAAGTTTTTGAATCTCTAACCTTTTTCTTTTTAACTCAAGTTGGTAAAGAGTATTACAATTAACTCTTTCTTTTGGAGCATCTAAAGGAATGGTGATTCTTGCATATACACCTACATCTTTTGAACTATTCCCAGAACTGTTACTAAATGGGCTTTCATAATTATCAATAATTCCCGTCACTCCAAATTCAAAATTTGTTGAACCTCCGATAGCATTTTTACAATCCATTTCTCCAGATTTAAAACTATCTTGACCATAAGTGCTAGGAGTAGAAGGAAGGGCTAAATTCAAAGAACTGTTTTCTGCTAAAGCTAAGGAAGGGATAAGTGATAGTAGTAAAATAATCTTTTTCATCTTACTCCTTAAACTTAGAGCATATCATAGAAGATATACCACTACCTTTATTATCTGTTAGTTTTGACCTAGAACAAATATATTTTGCCCTATCTTTATCTTGTATTCTTATATAAACATCAAACTTTACTCTTGATAAATAATCAACTTTTATTACTCTATAAGAAGTTACAAAAGGAATAGGGTTCCAGTCTTCATCAAAAACTGCTACTTCATAATACTTAACGTCAGCTCTTTTATTAAACATTTCCATCTCTGTGACTAAAAGATCTTCAATGTATGATAGTCTCCATTTTGGATATGTAGGTACCATTTCATGTGCTATCACAGAGAAAGGAATTATTAAGAATATTAGAAGTAATAAAAGTCTTTTCATTTTACTGGGCAATACATACAGCTTCTACGTGCGCAGTATAAGTGCCTCCTGGAAATGCTTTATTACCTCCATAAGTCGCGCTTGAACTTGATTTAAACCAAGTAGATCCTGTTGCGGTTAAATCGTACTGAGTTGTTTGACCAAATGTAGTTTTATTTGTTTCATATGACCCCATGCCTGTAGCATCACTTAGTGAACTTACTTCTGTTGAACCAGTCCACGTAACTGTATCACTTAAAGATGGGCTAGATGAAAACTCAGTTGGAGTTGTAATCTGAGCATAATAGGCATCAGCAAGAGTTACATCATATCTAACAATAGGTTGTACACCACCATCTGTAGCTGTTGTTGTTAGAGTATAGGCATTTGGGTTTCCATAAACACCCGGGGTGTCTACAGAAATAACACATCTAGATTGTACTGTTCCTTGAATAGGAACATTTTCTGCGTAGGCAGAAACACTAAAAGTTAATAGTCCTAATATAATTAAATATTTTTTCATTATTATTCTCCTAATCATACTGCATTTCAATCATTTTTTCATGCAATAATTGTTGTGCAAGGCCATTCCTCAATCCCTGCTTATTATCCTCTATCTTCTTATCGACCAATACTATAGTTTCTTTATACACTCCGCCAGGAATGCTGGCAGCATAATATGGATTTATTTGAACGGCTATGTTGATTGCCGCTAATATTTGAGACTGTGCTAGAGCTTCGGCAAATAGTGCAGAAGTATCTGCCGCTGAAAGAGCTTCTTCAAGTCTCATTTCTTTTTTATCTTCATCCTCTTCTTCGTCTTCAATCTTAGTCTCTGTTTCTTCATATAATTCTGTATCAGTTTCTGTAGTTGCTATTTGCACAGCTTCATCTTCAGAAGCATTATATATAATACTAACATCGATAACTGGTATTTCTGGTACTGGAACCTTATACCCTGGACAGTTAGGATCAAATTGTGGGTCATAACAAGGATCTACCTTATACATATAAACCACACTAGGATCTGTAACAGAGCCACTACCTTCTACTTCAATAGACCCATCACCCCAAGACTGTCTTGGGATATTTGGAATAACGGGGACAACTTTTCTAATTTCTGTACCACCAAGAGATCCCGGATTCCACTCATCTGTCTCTCTAAATATATAACCAGTGCCATTAGCGTTTTCATTTTGAATGTGAACGTTTACTGAATCATCAACATCTTTTTGAATTGTGTAATTATAAATTACTCCGTTAATGTCTAATCCAGGCGGTGTCGGTAAAATATTATTCATAGACCAATTTAAACCTGATCCTGCAGCGTTTCCTGTAGTACCGTAATAAGAAGTTATACTCTCAGAGTAGCAATAAGAGGGTAAGCAAACCAATACCACCGTAAGTAGCTTTTTCCTTAACATCAATTTTTTCTCCTGTGCCGTTCATTTCATGCTTATCGTCTGCTACATGAGATTCCCAACCAATCTTTGCAGCCTCACCAATCTGCCCTTCATAAGGACACGGTGTTCCTGCCATCATCATAGCGTCAAATACTTGTTTATCTTGACACATGACAGAAACAGCAGCAACTTTCATGCCCATATCGTATAGTGTCTTCGCATTTTTAAGACGAATACAGTTTTCTTCTGTAAAAGTAGTACCGGCAGAAATGCCTAAGATTTGAGTTTGAACAGCTCCAGCAACACCGATTGTACATAAATCGCTATTGTTTCCAGAACTAAATTGTGGTGAAATTGCTGAGGGCGGAGGAGATTTAACTGTTGTAGTCATTTCTCCATTTGTTGTAACTGTACTATTTGTAGTAGACTCTGTTACAATTGTTTCTGCGAACGCAAAACTGCTATAGCTAAATAGCAATAAGAATATTAATTTTTTCATCCAGTACCATCCTATTATAAGTTATCACTCAGATTTTATAACTGTCCAAGCTCCCCATATGATTGCTGCCCAAGCAGCCCATCCCATTAGTGATTGAAATAATAAAGAAACAACTCCTACAGCTATAAGCATTGCACCATCCCAAGAAGTTCTTTCACTAATTCTATTTTTAATCCAATTAATCATAATATACCATCCTTTATTTCATTTTCTATATGATCTTGTTTTCTTAGCTATTTTTTTAGGCTGTTTTACAAATTGTTTTCCTGACTTTGAGCCTTTACGCTTTGCGGCATTAGTAGCACGCTTCTCACTAGGAGAAAGTGATTGCCAAGCAGCTTTTGGTAAATATCTACCACGTTTCTTACGAGGTTTTTTCTCTTCGCCTTTTGAAGAGTAACCCCATTCTTGACGAGTCCAATTTACTAAAGATTGTTGAGAAGGCTTCTTTGCCATTATCTATAACCTCCGCCAGCTTTTTTATAAGCAACAGCCAGCATTTGGGCTTTTCTAGCGCTCCATTGTCCAGGTGCGCCGCCTTTAGATCCTCGCTTAATTCTTTGGAAGATTTGTTTTCTCATAGTAGGTTTTGTATAATTACCTGCTTGATTAACTTTAGATTTAGTTTTCTTTGGCATATCAATTCCTATTTTGTTATATTAAATCTTAGATTATCATGGTCTGGATAGTTTACTACAACCTTACCTTCAGGACAATCATAATGTATATAAGCAATTAGTGTTGCTAAACCTTCTGCTACTTTGTTTTGATGATGTTCATCAATGGTAATTTTATATGCAAAAGTATCTACTTTATCTGTTGCGGGTCCCATAAATTTAGTAATACTTGGTTTTGCAGGATGAACAATATGTTCACTATCTCTTACATCAAGAACAAAGTCTTCTACAGTACAGTCATCTCTATGTTTTTCTCTTGCAACCTCAACTTTGAATTCACCATTTACAGGGCCGTCAGTTATTTGAAAATGTTCAGGAGCCCAAGTAAGAATAGGATCTTCTATGCCTAGCTTATCATATAAAGTGTAACCGCCTCCGATTAGAGCAAATGTTGCTGTCACAACTCCAATACCTTTGGTAATGCTATCAATCATTACTTTATAAATGCTCCTATTCTACCATGCAAATCTGGATGATCAACATATCTCCAACCTTCTGGTGGTTCTGTATTTTCATCCTGCCATACAGGAACAAAATCTTCGTTGTCCCACTGAAAGTCTAAATTACGTCTAAGTTGACACTCAATTAACTTATTACCTATAAACTCACAGTTTACATATTCATACGGTATATCATTAAGTAGATCTGGAAACCTCAATATTCTCTCTAAAGCTGGGAGATCATCTACTTTACTCCATGCATCCCAGTACATTAACTCTTCAGGATCTTTAAACCCTTCAACACATAGAGTAATATTCTTCTTATAGTAGTCTACAGATAAATGTCTTCCTTCAAACCACTCACACCAGAAATATCCTATTGGTAAATCGTCAGTGTCTTTTTCTATCCAAATACGTTCTGCTCCATAACCTAAACCTATTAAATTCATTATAGGTCTAACAATATACCATCCTGGTTGTGGAACATCAATTCCTACGGGGCCACACGTATACCCTAGTTTTTTAGAAAGTATGAGTTTGTCATATATCCATATATGCTCTGGAGATAACGTTGCCCATACTTCGTCTTCTGTATTCACTTCTTTTTCTTTTTAGCTAAAATTGCTTTCTGTAGTGCAGGAGGTAGTTTCTTCTGTGCCGCAGACAAACCTCCACCGTTTACTTTTTTCTTAGCATCAGCTTTTTTAGAACTGTTTTTAGCCATAAAAGCTGGTTTACCATTCTTCATCGGCATTTTTTTATGTTTAGCCATAATAACCTCCAAAATTAAGTCACAAGTGTGACGGTAATAAAATAGCGGAGACTCCGTCTCCGCGTTGTGCCACTCCGTGGCAGGTAGTTGCAACATAGCGGAAAGCTGTGTTCATTCTATGTTCAATTAAGTAAAAATGATATTTTATATTGATTGCATCTAAGTTCAAACTAATAGTAACACAAATTTCGATAGTTGACAAACAGAAAAATTTTATTTTTTACGCTTTCGCTTACTCTTTCCGGCTGCTGATAAGGCAATCGCAATCGCCTGCTTTTGGCGAGCCTTTTTGTACGTTGTGCCTGATTTGGCAGCCATAGTGCGAATTGCTTTGTCACGACTTTTGGATGGTTTTTTGCGCATCAACTCTTTAATATTTTTACCTAAAGCGTTCTTACCTGTTTGTAGGGGCATCTTCATCAAGCTCCACAACTAGTTCAATTAGATCTTCTTCACTCATCTCTTTTGACAAGTCATCATCACTAATAGTTAGGGTAAAAGGCTCACCATCCTCTTCTTCTTCTGATGTTTCGACTTCAATGTCGTCAGAATAGAGTAGATAGTCTCTTGCTGAGTTTAAGTAGGCGCTACACACAGCAAGCTTGTTTGTCCACCAGGTTGGTAGTTCAGCTTCTGCGTCTTGTGGTAGCGCTTTTAAAATGTCTTGAGCATCTTCGCAGATAGCTTGAACCATTCTACGAGACGATGCTACATCTGTGTGTCCATCTTTTTTCATTTTTTCCTCTTAAATCCAATTGGTTTAGAATACTTTACTGACCATCCTTTGTCTCGTGCGCGAGAGATAAATGACTCTAGTTGTGCCTCAGTCAAGACGCCAGAAACGGCTCTGCGTCTTGTCTTTTCATCTCGTGCAATTCGAGGAGATGGCGGTCTTGTAAAAGTGAATTTTCCTTTTTTCTTTTTCATAGTTTATTATATGATTCTATAGAGCGTTTTGCAAATGTAATTTTTAAACTTTTAGCACACACTCAACTAGCTTTTCTCCTTCTATAGAGTTAGATTCTAATGCAATTCCTACAAGAGATCCTGATCCGCTTGCTTTTCCAACTCCAGTATATGTAGTGTAAATTTTATCTCCCTTTTTTACTTCGCCTACTACACGAATCGGTAGACGACCTTTTAAGCCGAGATATTGACCTTCTGAATCAGAGTTCATCTTAAATGCTGGATACTCTGATACAACACCGATAGGAACTCCTGTTTCAGTACAAGCCTCTGTCTCAAAGAGTGAGAGCGTAGATACCATCATAATAGTTCCAACTGGATACTCTTCATCTGTGGAGTATTTTTCTGCCAAGTCAGCATATTTTGCAGTGGTAGCTGTACCAAAAAACTCACCACTCGCATACATATTTCTAAACTGACTACCAGAGGCTCCGACATCAATTGTTGCTGTAGTTGGTAGTAGGTTAACAGCAAAGTCAACAGAGTTTGTATCAATGCTCATGCGTTTTGTACCGCCAGCAGTAAATCCAATATCGTCTGATCCTTCACGGAATATGCCTGTATTAGTATCTGACTCAAAAGTAATTGATGGATCAGCAGCAGTTCCGTTAGCAAACTGAACACCGTCTAGTTGTAAAAATCCATCAGTCGCATTTAAAGCAATGTGCGCTGATGAAGAACCAATTAACACCGCATTAGAAAAGTAACCGTCACGATAACGATATGACCAGTCTCCTAAATCAACAGTATTATCTGTAATTGGTTCTACTTTTGCATCTAGATATAAATGATGTGGTTTAACAGATCCAGGATATGGAATACCAACATCAATAAAACCTGTTGAAGCTGAACCGTTTGAGGTTTTTAAGTATAAACGGTTATTAGCCGCTGCACCTAAACCAGATTCTGATACACGTCTGATAGAAGCCTGTGTTGTATCACTTGAGTTTACTACAGCTACTAATTCTCCTAGTTCATAATTGCGCTGATCTGCGCCTCCTAGTGTATCCACAAAGCTTAGTGCAATTCCATAACGACTGAAGTTGTTACCAGGCCAATTAGACCCTGTAGGAGGTTTTGCATTAGCTACATCTTTGATAAATAGCCTACCGCCTTTAGAAGATCTCCAAAAAACTCCATTAGGAACAGTTCCAACTGTGCCTTCATCATTAAAATCTGCGCCTAGCGGTTGCTCTTCGCCATAGAAGTTTCTACTGATTGCTCTTAAACTAGTATTAAAGTCATTTCTTGACAGAGCAACAGTTCTAGCAAAAGCAGGCAATAAAAACTGTTCGTTTGACATTTGTTTTCTCCTTAAATTCCTCTAGCTTCAAACTGTATAGACTCGCCTGTGACAACAGTACCAGTGTTATCATAGATACTAACAGTACAGCTAGTTGTTGTAATACTTCTCATAATAATTGTATAAGATCCAGCAGCAGCATTGATTACTTGTCCGTTTACAAAAGGAATATCAACAAAGTCTGCACTGCTATAATCAATTGTTTGGTTTTCACTTCCAACAGAAACATTTCTAATGAATACTTTATCTTTTAAATCAACAGAGTATCTTAAAGTGTTAAGGTTAAAACTTGCTTTTGCAGGATTACTATTTTCAACCTTATACCTAATTTGGAAATATCTAAACTCTTTATCAAAACCAGCTACACTAATATAACCATCTCTTGTAGCAGTATTTGTACTAAAAGTAGTAATTTGTGTGTTACTGTTAGCATAAAAAGGATTTGCGGCAGAGTATCGAATTTGTACATTCTGGTTTACAATACTAGGATCAACTCCTGCAAAAGTTGATACTAAGTCGTCAGTAAACTGATTTAAGTTTACAATTTCATAAGAAACTCCGTTTGTTACTGTGTGGACATTTAGTAAAGCATTAGTAACAGAGTAATCAGCTCCACTATCTGTAGCCAGTTTACCAGCAGAGTCTTTAATTGGATTACCGTTTGCATAGTAGGCTTGACCTAGTGCAATAGCATTAGCATTAACTACTCCCGCAATTAATGCAAAAGAATTAGCATTTGACGTATCATCTGCAAACTGTCCAGGATTCCATACAGCGTATACCTTACCGGTAAATTGTGCAGCAGTAATCTCAGTAGTTAAGTCAATAGGTAGTCCTCCATCTGCTGAAGTTATAGTTTCATTGATTATGTTATCATAAATAACTGAACTTTCTCCAGAAGATAATATTCCGTGAGGTGCTTCTAACTGAAAATATTTTCCAACTCCATTAGCAGTTGGTTGTCCAATTGTTCCTGAAACATTTCTATCAACTAAAATGTTTCCAACATTTGAAGGTTCTGTAGAACTAGTTAAAATTACTTCTTTTTGTGAGTTCCAAGTATCTGTCCCGAACGGTTCTCCACTCACCTCTAAAATTACCTTGCCTTTAATTAAGCTACCTACATCTCTAACTTGAGTAACATATACTGCATTAGCACTAGCTTGTAGATCGGTTAAGTCAGCTACACTAGACCAACCACTAGCAAAACCATTAGCATTATCTACCGCAGTTGAAGTGTAATTAATAGATAACCCACCTGTTGCACTATTTTGGCTTGGATAGTTTCCATGTAAAGCTTCCTCTGCTTCGTTATCATTAGTAATCGACTGCCCTCTGAAATCTAATGTGAATGATAAATCAGGGTTATCTTCATTATAGGCTTTAAATGTATGTAAATCTGCTGGACGAGATGGTTGATATACAGTTCCAACTACAGGACTTCTATTTCCACTAGTATCAACTGCTTGAACCATAAAAGTAGATTCGACAAATGAAGGTATAGGGATAGAAACAGAGCTAGCTGGAGCCGCAGCAACAGCTATTAAACTAGCTGCTCCAAACTTTTGTAACAGAGTTTCTTCATCGCTCACATCTACTCTTTCAGAAATTCGTCTTATCTCAAGTTTTTCTAAATCTAGATCTCGTAAACTGCCTGATTCATCTCTTTCTAGTTGCCATGCAAAAATAAGGTTATCTAATAATTGTCCTACCTGAAATTGTTTTGGTGCTAAAGGCGGAGTTCTTTTACCTTGAAGTGAGACAGTTTTTTCAACAGAAACACCTTTTATTTCTCCGTTTAGTGGAGTAACTCTTACTAGTATTCTATTAGGATTATTTCTTGGTCCTCTATCTAAATTGTTAATAGTAAAACTAATCTTTTCACTACCAGTTTCTAAAGAAGAAGATTGATTTGGTACTTTTACAACATTAAAGTTAGTTAAATTAGTAATAACATTCTTATCATCAGCAGCAGTAGTTCTTGTTGATCCTTGTAGTTTATATGCAATTTCATAATCTGTTACATCTCTAGACTCAATTTTATCGAACTTGACTGTTACTCTAAGAGAGACCCCTCTAATAGCGTCAATAAATAAGCTTTCTTGCACTTCTAAATTTTGTACTTTAGGAATAGGAATATTTCTGATAAACGCTGCTTGAGTATTAAAAGGACTTCTGCGCTTTGCAGAATTGACATTTCTTGCTCTAAGTAAAGTTAGTCCGATAGGAACATCTCTGATTACTTTTTCACCTTGGTTACCAAAGAATATATCTTCAAAAGCAGCAGTCGAACTTAAACTATATAGTCCTGTATTAGCTAGATTAAATTTTCCAGGATAAGTAGTAGTGTTATAACCAAAGCTTAGAGAACCTTTTGTGCCTGTAGTAGTTGTTACGTTAGACACTGTTCCAATTGGATCTTCTGCAATATTAGTTGCTGTAAAACCTGTTAAATTGGCTCTAGGAGATTCAGAGAGGCGAACTTTATAAACAGTATTAGCAGTTAGTGCAACATTGTAATCTACATCTGCGGGATCGTAACTAACATTAGCTATTGAGTATATATTGCCACTCAGAATAGAGATATTATCACCTGCTTCAATTAATGGTTGTCCATAATACTCTACCTCTGTTCTAATTTTATTAGCAGATGTAGTAGCTCCTGTAATCTTAAAACTATTTAAATCAACAGTCACATAGTTTGTATTATCAGCATAGTTAAAAGTAGTGTCTAATATCCCGTCTACATATACTTTAATAAAGCTGGCATCTTTAGGAACTACTCCTAGTGGTTGATTAAAAGATGCTGAAGAAATACCAGTAACAGTATTTTCTTTAATAATTTTTCTTTTTGTTCCTGAAATGTAAACAGAGTTATTCGCTACAAGATTCTTTTCTACTAATTGATTAATAGTTACATAAAACGGAGGAGTAGGTAGCTTATCAAATAAAACATCACTACCTGATCTAGAATTTACTACTTCAATATAGTTTGAAACAGTATTATAGGCAGATATTTGGTTAGAGTATTGAGTAACTCTAGGTCTAAATGCACTAAAGTTTTCTACGAAAGCATCAGGTGTTTTTTCGTTAATTGGAAATGCTACATAATCATGTCCTTTAATTCTGTTTGGAAATAGACTAACGTCATTTACTTCTAATATGTGTTTATGAAAATTCTCATCAAAACAATTATCAAGCGCGTTGACTGAGAATCTAATATTATTTCCTATTGTAGTAACTGAATCACAAAGTAGCTTAACTTCTCCAATAGTGGTTGTAAAACCATTTTTACCGAAAAGTACAGCAGTTTCTCCATTTGTAAATGGCTGAACATTAGCTACGTTAAAATTTAAAACTGCCATTAAGTTAAGCCCTCTATTTCAGAAAATCCATCTGGTCTAGCTATTTGATATTCTGTAGCTACATGAATTGGATAATCGGTTAAGTTAGTAGCGTCTGACACTAATAAATCATATCTTACAGTGCCATCTTCATTTTTTCTCACAACTAACTCTGTATTTAAATTTGGTGCTACAGGAGGTTTAAGAGGACTAAATGTAGGCTTATACTGTACAGGAAGATAGGCTATTTCCGTTTCAGAATCCGTATATACATTTGATATATATTCCATCGCACTGATTTTAATTACTTCTTCGCCATCTCTTTTAATTTCAGTAATCTTAAATAATTTATCTGAAGTATTAGAGTAGAAATCAGAAGGATTAGTCTCTCCTAGTGTCCAAACATCTCCTTTTACAGGAGCAGTATTAGCATCAAAACCAGAAAAAGATTGAAACGTTTTAGTAGATAAATCAAACTTACTAGTTGCTACAAAATCTATAAAGTCTAATCCAGAACTTACATTTTGATTTGCTACTTCAGTTGTTTGATAATTTTGACCGTTTGCATAAGTTCCTTTATGTATATTTTTAACATAAGTAGTTGTACCAGATTGAAAGTTTGTATTAGATAAGATATATAAATCAGTACGATCCGAGTTTTGTTTTGTAATTCTAAGTGCCAAAGGCAGTGTATTAGCTGTAATAGTGTTATTTGTAATAGCAGGGCTTGAAAAGTGTTCAATATATACATTTGATGTTGATAATGAAGTATTAGCTCTTACCTTACCACCATAACCCCAAGAAGTTCCTGTTTGTTTTTGTTGAACAGCAATAATATCTCCTGGAATTAAATCTATAGCAGAAATATCTGTACCAAAAGTAATATTTCTTCTTAAATACTTATTAGATGCTAGTAAGTATTGTGCAAAACGAATAGCTTGACTTCTGCGAGTAACTCCAAACAAATCTACAGAAGAAACATTTTCAATCATATTTCTTTCACGAAGAGCTTTATCATCATCAATTCTCATTGTTTCTCTATTATAATGATTATTAGGCTCTATAAAGGTTACATCAACTCCTGTTATTTGTGCAGATTCGCTTGTGCCGCTAATAGTAAATGACTCTTTTAGAATATTAGCCTCATTAAATATCATTGAAGGTACTTCATTAGGCATATCAATATTCATAGATAAACCATTTGGAGTATATATTAAAATGGCTCTCATTGTTGCACAAACTTGTTCTAATATATCAAAAGCTTTTCCACTATTAGAAATAATAGCATCTAAAATAAATCTTCTTTCTTTTACATCAGTTCCTACAGGCAGTCCTTCTAGTGTTTGTCTTGGGCTAGCATAGTAGGTTCTTGGTTTATATCTATAGCTGCCATCTGCTTTACCAGTAACTCCAACAAATTTTCCTGTTATAGGATCACAAGCGTCACAGTATTGTGCTACTTCGTAAAATTTATACTTATCTATGTTTTCTTCATTAATACCTAATCCATAAGTATCATTAGTTAATAAATCATAGATAATCCAAACAGGATTCTGTGTCCATGAGTATCTAAAAGTACCGTCCCATACTCCTCTGTATATTGTAGGTTGGGAATATTTTACTGTACTATCTGTACTAGTTTGTCTATAACCTGTTATCCCATAACTATATTGCCCTGAAGCAGGAGTTTCAATCTCTCTCCAATCGATTTCTCCATTTTGTAAAATAGGTTGATCATAGTTTGAAGGAACCTTAACCAACAACCCCTTAACTATAGAAGTAAAACGAGGCACCGCTCCTTGATATTCATTATGGGCTGCAAGTGAATATCCGATTACAGCTGTTCTTGGATAGGCTACAGGATCGTGATCAATCTCTAACCAAGCTACAGCTGAAATACCGTCTACTATACGAGAGCTTTCACTATCATTGCTGGTTTTTTCAATAGTAAACTTATACCCTCCAGTATCATAGTTTTGAATCGTAACTTCTACATCAAACTTATATGGAGTGTTTGTTTTTCCTCTAATAGTTCTATCTACTGGATCCGCCGCAAGAGTTACTCCATCGCTTTTAAATACTGTTATACGAATACTAACAGAATGATTTTTAACATTACCTTTTTCATCCATATTAGATAAAGCATTTAATACAAATTTAAAACGAAGTGAATCCCATGCAAAAGCTGAAGTTTCTTGTAATTCTACTTTAGTTGCAGGCACTCCATCAAGATTACCTTTTTTTAATAATACAGCAGAGGCAAAGTTCTGTGGTTGAGTAGTTTCTTCTCCAAATAGTGGAATTGCTGTTTGATTTACAGTACCTACACGAGAATCTGTGACAAAATCCTCTGTTTTCTGATTACCTGAATCAAAATCAATGAAGGCATCAACTACTGATTCGTTTATTTCAATATCAAAAATACTGTTAGGGTTAATTCTATATATAGGCCCTTCACTTAATCCTGCTGTCATAAGCATGATATCTTGAGAGAATAGATTATTATCTACCTCAGTGGCTCCGCCTCCACCACCCTTTCCTCCTTTATAACCGCTTACTTCATAAATCTTCATAGCACCTTACCTTCAAATAGTTCTTTTAATATATCTGCTGAAGATTTATCAGGAGACTTTTCAAGTGTTCTAATTTCTCCACTTAAAAATTGACCTGCTACTCTGTGTCTGCCATAAACTAATGGAATAGTAGTACCAGAGGCAGTGGTGTGTTGTAAAGATCCAAATTGATCATTTTCTCTTACAGGGCCATCAGGAGTATTGTCTGGTTTAGGTGGTTTCATAATTTCAGCAACTACTGCTCCAATTAACATACTAACACCTGCTCCAAATACCATACCACCTACTGTTGTAGCACCTACTGCCATTTCTAATAATGGTGCTGCAAATGCTGGATTCATTATAGCAACTGTAATTAAAGCTATACCAATTAAAGCGGTAGTTAAGTTTTGATTTTTTGATCCTGCTACAAGAGGAACCAAAAACAATCTATTAGATGAGACTTTCTTTCTAAAGTAATCTAAAGAAGTTAAAACTTTTTCAGAAACTAAATCTATTAGACCAAAATTATCAGTATTCTTAGAGTTTTTAATTTGTTTTATTACTTTTCTTAACTTAGGAAAAGATGCTTCAAGTGCAGAAATAAGTTGAGAATAAGTAACTACATCAAATGTTACTTCTCGCGTATCATTTGTATAAGATAATAAGCTTTTATGAAATGATATAGTTACTTTCATCTTAACATCTCTTCTTCTAAAGGTTTAAATCTTGTGCTTTGTAGATCTTTATCGAACCAATATAGATATATATCATCTTCCCAACCAACTAAATAGTTATACTCCTCATTAGCTATCTTATGTCCGTCTAAAACAGAAGGAGTAGGTTCATCATCTGGATGAGAGTGAAATACCCCCCAACAATCATCTTCGTAACGAACTAATGCCATTGGGTCTAAAACAAAACTATTTATAGGATCACGACTCAAGTTCTTACAAGGAATATAGTCAAAGCTCTTTGTTATAATACCACAACACTCATTTGGATATTCTTTTGCAGCATGTTTTTTAAACTGTTCTTTTAAAAGTTGAAGTTTTTCCATCTAAACTTACCTGTCGTATATCTTTGATACCATTTACCGTATGGTGCTATCCAAGAATTATGATTAATCATTGTTTGAAGCATCTTGCCGTTACCTATATAAAGCGAACAATGATTTGATATATTTGTACTTCCTATACTCATTATTATTATATCAAATGGTTGTAAATTGTCAACCTCAATCATACCATACTTTTCATTTTTAAAAAACTCATCAAAAATATGTTGATGAGTTTTCTTGTACCAATCTTCGTCTACAATATCACAAAAGTCAGAAGTTTTATAGCCAACATCTTCTCCTGTTTGCTCTTTAATTACGGTAGCACATAAATTACCACAATCTATCCCTTTTTCTATACTAGCACCTAAATGTCTATATGGAATATCTAAATATCTTGTAATCCATGTAGGCATTGTTTGTAAAGCATTTTCATACTTACTTCGGTAATGTTCTCCCTGTTCCAATAAACCCCCCAAAATGTATCTGATTATTTCTTAAACTACAAGCCTCATAGTTTTTAGCGCAAACATCTTCTGATTGTTCGCTAGTAGTTGCGTTATTAATAGTAAAAAATCCATTAGCAGTTTTTGTTTTTCCAGTTGGATAACCTGCTATTTGTCCTGTCCCATCGGCAGGATACTGACATTCTTCTCCTTTATAGATCCATTGACAAGTATTTTTATAGTATTTTCTTCTTGGTAAAACAAATTTAAAATACTCTAACCAATTAGTTAAACTAAAAGATGCAGCTTTTTCATTCAAACCAGTTAATGTTTCTATTTTGAATACGTCTTCTACATATGCTTGACTATCTCTATCTGGATTAACAATATAAACTCTATCACCAATAACAGTATCTATTGCATTTTCAAGTTGTAAAAAGTTACCTCTTACTTCTTTAACAATAGAATGTTTTGTAGTACTACCCGCAACTATAACATTATCACCTACTCTATAAGGTAAAGAAGAATACATCTCTACTACATTAGCACGTGTTTCTCTTACAGTACTATACTCAGGCCAATAGTCTAAACAAGAAGCAAAAGTAGTTTTTACCTCAACAACAGCCCCTAATAAGTCTCTAGAGTCTTGCTTTAGTTGTTTCCAAGTTCCTCCAACTGCTTGTGTTTGTCCATAAGTAAACGCTGAATTGATAGT